TCTGCGCCTCTTAGTCGTTGTTGAGTTGCGCCTAGATCTCCTAGTTGAGAACCATATCCTGCCAAGTTAGCACCTATTCCAGCAATTCCAGTTCCTACGCCTGTTATATCGCCAGCTAATTGTCTTGCCGCAGCAGATCTTCCTTGACCTAAGCCAAGCAAGTCTTGAGCGTATTGTCTTTGAGCGTCTGCACCTTGAGCGCCAAATCCAGCTTCTAAAGTAGCTCCAGATCTTGCGCCAGCTCTTCTATTCTGAAGCTCTGTTAAAGCTCTGTCTTGAGCGGTATTAAATCCGCCAGATCTAATTTGACCTAAAGCTTCCCCTAAACCCCTACCCAAAGATGCTCGTCTTTCATCAGCAGTTAGTCTAGCCCTAGATCCAAAAGCGGACTCTCCGCCTTGGGATATATCAGATGCTCTTTGTTGAATATCTTGAATATCTCCAGCTTTCATCACATCTTGAATAGTTTGATTGACTACTTGTTGTTCAAATGGATTATAGAATTGGCCTGCCATTCTTGGATCGTAACCTTGTAAAGATTGACCAAGAAGCTGTCTAGCTGATGGGCCGCCGTATCCTAAGCTACCAAAAAGATTGCCTAAACCTGAACCAATTTGTTGTTCTGCTTGTCCAAAGTAAGGTTGTTGCATGCCGTAAGCAGATCTGTATCCACCCAAAGATTGGTCTAATAGACCTCTTTGCGTACCTAAATCAGATATACCTTGGTTAATTAAACTTTCCTGTCTGTTTAAAAAAGGTTGATAAGAACCAATTCCTTGTTGAGCTAACTGCCTAGCTTGCTGTTCTTGGCTAGAAAGTCCTGCTGTACCTTGAAGTATGGCGGGTTGATCTAAAAAAGATTTTTGAGCAGCTCTTGTTGCTTGGTTAATTAAACCTGGCGTATCAGAAGAACCAAAATAAAGTTCTCTTAAAGCAGGATCTGATATTACTTCGTTTCTATTAATATCCTGTAAAACAGGATTAAGTGGATCAGCCATTATATTGCCTCAAAAATATTCATTAATTCACGCATATTTTTTACGCCTTCTTCACGTGAAGCGCTACCGCCCTTTATGAGCTCAATACCAGATTTGGTTTTGTTGACGTCAAATGCCCCTGCACCACGTGTTGCCGCAGCAGTCATTACAAACTCACCATCGCTCAACATCGCAGGTATATCGTCTGAAGTTCCAGTACCTGGTCCTTCTGATTCGCCTCCATCACGCATGTCTAGCTCTGCAATTCCACCCATATTAAAACCCATTTGAGTCATTTGCTTTTCTTTAACAGAGCTTCTAACCATATTTTTTATTTCATCAATTTTTCTTTGCGGTATTCTATTTCCGCTTTCACCTGTAAGAATCCTAATTACTCCTTTTACCAAATGATAACTTGGCTTTAATCCAGTCATTGGATCATTTCTTTTGGCCGCTTCGGATGATGCTTCTTCTTCTTCATTCATAATATAAGATGCAGGTAATAATCTGCTTTCTCTGTATTTTTTATCTTTTTTGTAAGACTCAATTAATTCATTTGTCATTTTGTTAATATAGTCTTCCATTTCTACCGCATCACCTTTAGCAAAATTTAAAGCTAAAGGTGCAGGAGCTAAACCAAAGTCTGCTCTGCTACCGCCTGTTCCTAAATTTTGAGCCATCTCATATCTGCCTAATTGATCCATTGTTACTTTAGGAGTTTCTGCTATACCGCCCATTCTTTCTTTGGCTGAGTCATAAGCAATCTTGCCAGCTAGGGCTGATAAGCCCATTAGTCCAGCGTTACCGCCGAACATGCCACCATCTCTAACAGGATCAGATGGACTGCCTTTTATAAAGTCTTCAATTCTTCCAATTCCGCTTTGACCAGGATTGCCTCCAAAAATAGATCCAGCACCCCCTCTATCAATTCCAATTCTTCCTGATCCTGAAGTGCTAAAATCTGATTTTCTTCCTTTAAGGAAGTCTTCAATAGTTCCTAAATAACTTTGGCCTGATTTTTTGCCTCCAAAAATTCCAGAAGACTGAGGCTGAGACTGCTGATCATACATTTGTTTTGCTTCTTCTTGGGTATAGTAATTACCGTCATTTGATCTTATGGCCACTTGACCATTAATCATTGTTCTATCACTTGTATTAAAATTATTATTTAGCCAACTAGTTATATCTCCCCCTCCACTTTGATTAGAAGTTGGCATCATCCCCCCTTCCATTCCAGGTGTGTAACCAGCAGTTATCATACTGTTAACTGGATTTCCTCCAGAGGTAAAGGTATTAAAAGTTTGGCCACCTAAAGTGTCAGCTCCGCCTACGTTACTAAATATGCCGCCATACCCTTGTTTTTGATCTTTTGCATATGTTTTTCCAATATTTCCAAGATAGTCTAGCGGAGAGCTAGCAAAATCTTTTGCTTGAAATGCTAAGTTTTTACCAACGTAGCCTAAATCTGTAATACCTGTACCCGCTTTGATATTTGCAAAAGCACCTTTGTCCCCAAATAATTTCTGACTACCGCCAGCACCTAAAGTTAATAGATCTCCGATTCCGCCGTCACCCTTAGCTATATTATTTAAAGCGTTACCTTTTTGGTAAACAGCGGCAAATGGCTGCCAAGGACCAGGTATAACAGATGCTATAGGAGCAATTTTTTTAATTACTTTTTTAGCTTTTTTCCAAATTTTAGATAAAAATCCAAACTCAGGTAGACCCGTTAAAGGGTTTAAATCCATACTGCCATTTCCAACTACGAATTGATTAGAGTCAATCCCATACTTAGAAATAGATTTTTGAATTGCTTGTTTTAAAAGGGGGTTATCGCGTAAAGCTTGAGCTGGGACGATCATCTCATCTGGGGCTACGTGAGCTAGATAAGTGTCTTCATTTCTGCCTAAAGCAGCGATTCCTTCTAGTTGCTGTCTCTGTCCGTTGTTTAGCATACCTTGTTCCATATGTTATATTATCATTTTACAAGGTTATTGTAATATTTCCGTTTGTTTTTACCGAAATACTACCCAGTAAACCTTGGGCTTCGTATCCTTGAGGGTTGGGTTCATCCATTAAATCAATAAACTCAGTCCCGTTAAATACCTGCAACACTTGAGTTGTTGTATTAAAGATTAGCGTGCCAAGATTAAAATTTAACTTATCACGTTGAGCAGTTGATAATTGCAAAGTATTATCAGGGTCTACTGCTCCTAAGTTTATCTCTAAAATTCTTATAAGTCTATTAAAAGTAGCCGAAGCAACGCTCTCTCCTTGCGCTTGCGGGAGCTGAGTTGGAAGTAGCTTGCTCATCTTCTTCCGTCAGTTCTTATATCTATTCTTGTTGCGCCTAGTCTCCAACCTATACCTAGATTGCCGTTGTTTGTAGCGTCATCATCTGACTCAAATCTCAAGACCATTTGTCTTGCTCGGCCTCTAACATATGCTTGTTGAGTGTTTTCTTGTATAGCGCTAGTAGAGTTGGTTGTTAAGGAATCTCCAGGAAAGTTTCTTGTCTTAACAACAATATTGACTGAGCCATTTTCGTTGTTATTTTGGATAAATTTAAAGTCGGGTATGATTCTTCTAATAAAAGTAAATTGTTCGCCATCACCTACATCAAAATCAGAACTTTCAATAAATACATTCGTCATCGGCTGACCATCATTATCGAATCCAATTTCTTGTTGGTAAAGATATCCGCTGCTTACAGCTCTAGGGTAATTCTCTATACCAGCATCTAGCCAAGCTGTTCTGCTAAGTTGGCCATACACCCAAGTTTGTTCTGCATAATTATAGATAACGTATCTATCTACTTCGCTGCTTGAAGCAGAGCAATAGAACCAACCCACTTCATTCTTATCAGCAATAGTAAAAGCATTAACTTTAAAAGATTGCGTAAGGTTGATATCGCTAAATACGTAATTATGAACGCTGCAAGGCAGCGTTTGTACGCTACCGTTGTAAGCGTAAAAATTGTTATAGCCCATCCAGTAAACAGCAGAAGTAGCTGTTACTGCTGCTTTTGGTCCTACTAAACCTGAACCCTCGTTAATTAAGTTGACTGAAAATGTAAATGGCGGGCCAACAAACTGCATGCTGTATAAGGCAGTATCAGTCCAAACCAATACTTCCTGTCTTGATTTGACAGACCCTATAATTGAGGAGCCAGAAGACAGCCTTAAAGATCCAGCCGTATTAGTAATTGTTGGTTCAAAATCTAAATTGTTTTCTTGGTCAGAGAAAGCTATTAACATTGGATCAACGGCTCCTGTCCTAGCTGAGCCCGCATCATTAATTGGGTCAGCGCCTAAAACAATTAAATGTCTGTCAATTTCTGAAGTGATTACTTGCAAGCCAACAGTAGGAACTAAGTTAGCACCAGATATTCCAGACATGTTAACAGCTCTTGTTCCAACGCCGTTGTTTTCAGTCCATTGATAAATACCGCCACCCCTAACATTTATAATTAAGTTTTCCCCAAAGTTATCATGAGTCCAAAGTCTTAATTGGTTGTTTGGAGACAAAGCAGTTACTGATCCAAAAGCTCCTTCTCCCCATCCGTTTAGACCCCAACCAGTTCCTGGAACGTAAACATCAAGACCAACATTTATTTGATAGGTGCCAACGGTTGATCCCCCGCCATTACCGCTGTCACCTGCTGCTGCTAATACAGGATCGCCGCTAGTATCTTTTGCTTCAATCGTATACGAATTAGCATTTACAATTGTTGCTATTTGATATTCTTGATTAAGGACAACATCAGTAATATTGCCGCCAAGAGAAGCTGCCCCTGAAAAAGTTACGAAATCATTTTGTACTGCTCCATGAGCTGTATCAGCGACAGTAATTGTCGCATCCCCATTTCCAACTTTAGCAAATGTGACGTCTCCAGCGCTAGTAACTAATCTTATTGGAGTAATATCATTGAAGGTAGATCCCTCTTCTATATAATATTTCCAAGTTGTTCCTAAACCTAAGAATTTTGTTCCACCCAAAGAAACCCAAGAATGCAAAGCTCTACAAGTTCCTAAAAAAGTATTTAAATTATTTTTTACCCAGCCGCCAAATTTTTCTGGTAAGCCTTTTCTGAATCTTACAAGATTAACATCAAACCAACCGCCTTCATTGCTATAGTCAGTACCTTCTCTGTTTATGCCTGGTTTAAATAATGTTTTTTGTAAAGCCATTCTATATGTGTTCCCATTTCTTGCCTTCAAACATTAAAGCTTCTGCCTCTCTTCTTCTTGTAAGACCAGCTAAAACTTTTCTTTCGCCATTTACTGTAGCTTTATTCCAGCGTTTAATTTGAT